GACCTATAGATGTGTGTTTATTTTTACCATGTTTTTTAGCGTCTATTAGATATCCAACAGACCTAACTACATATGGCCCGTCATCTTCTAAATCATTTAAGTATTCCCAAGTACCCGAACCCGAGTGAGCATCATGCCATATAACAAGAACTAATTTCATATTTAAGCTTCCTTTACATAAGCAACACTAGGGTCGTTTTCTAAACTTTGATCTGAACCTTCTTTCACATAAGCAACGCTAGGATCATTTTCTAACATTTGATCCGATCCATCGCCAGCAATAGGATCAAAAGGCTGTGGTATATTAGGATCAAAAGGCTGTGGCATATTAGGATCAAAAGGCTGTGGCATATTAGGGTTGTTTAAAGTGTCAGCTTTTGGTTCTAAAGATGGGGGTATTCCTAAATAACCTCTAATTTCGTTAGAAGTTAAAATTTCGTTACGGGTAAATGAATCCGCTATTTGAGCAATTTCAGTAAGAGGAACTAATCTAAATGGATCCCTAAAATATTTAATACTTTCTGTTTTTTTAGTAACAAAAGTTCTTTCTAAAGATTCAATTATAGATTCTAGAATTGGTTCTATTGTTCTATTGAAATAATTTAGCATTGCTTTTTCGTCAGCAGTGCCATTCATAATAGCCTCAGTTATACCAAGTTGACCGTATAACATTTGCGTCAAATATTCTACCTGTTTTAGCAGATTATTTTCTGCAGGTCTATTTAATTGTGTTATTTTTTCAGTACCATCGGTATACGCAATTCCATATTTACTACCTTTGAGTTGAAACTCGATGTCTTCTCGCCTTGATTCGGCTTGTTGCCTTCTAGCTTCAGTTTTTATAGTATAAGGTAATTGAATTATTAAGTCTAATTTTCCAGAACCAGACTGTTCATCTACACTATCTAATAAAGTTAGCTTTCGTAAAAGACGCTGTAGTGTTGAGTTTGGTTCATTCATAACCGCATATAAAGGATTTTCAATAATTGCAACAATTCTTTTAGGTAATGTTATTTCTTCTTTAACGCCTTTTATTTCGTTATAGACATTAACCCTAATGTGTTTTGGATGCCATTGTGTTATTTCACCTACGCGCATTGTGTAGATGTCAAATTTTTCATTATCTTTTGGATTGGATCCTGTTTCTACGGGAACTATTGCTGCAACACCTTTGTCGAATAAAGTCATAACTAAATCTTGTCTAAAAGACCTAGGAGATTGATCCAAATTAGGTTCTAAAACTAAGCAATCATTTAAAGCACTTTCTTTATCTTTTGAATAGCGTCCTGATTTATCAACAACAACATGTTTGAATTTTACACTAGCAACGTCAATAGCAATTCGTGTATATATTGCTGTTATTATCGACCTGTCGTTATAAAATAAATGCCTAGTTCTATCTGGACGGTAAGTACTAATTGGACCTATATTATAATCAAATTGTTCTTCTTCATAACTTTGAAAAGCATTCCAAGCTTTTTTAAACTTATTTAAAATAGCCAAATATATTCACCTCCTAATTTTTAATTGATGTTTATGATTCTTTAACTACTAAGATTTACTTTTTAAAACAGCTAGTCCTACGTTAAGTAAAACACCCACACCAATAGCAGCACCAATAGAACTTTTAGCGCTTGATTTGCTTCTACTAGTAGGCGCAAGATCGCTTAATCTTGTTCCGCCGACATACTTGAGTTTATCGCCAATTGAGCCTTTTCCAGATTGAACTCTATTGTTACGGGCTATTGATCGTTTACCTTTATCTAAAGCTGCTTTTTTAAAGCTACCTTTATTTCTAGCTAAACTAATAAGTCCAACATTACTATAAGCTCTAAGTTTTTTACCTACACCTTTTCCGCCTTGCCCAACATTAACCATATTTTGAGCTCGGTTGTAACGTCTAACACCCCATTTCATACCCTTTTTTCCATCATGAAATAAAGAAGTATTATTACTAGTTAAAGAATCTAGTTTAGCCAATGCAATATTAATGTCTGTCATTTTAGTTTACTCATTCTTTCTGTTGCAACTCTAACTAAAGTGTTTCTTAACTCGGCTCCTTTTGAGCTTCTTAAAAATGCGGCTCCAGCAAAAGCAGCTGCTGTAAATGCAGCTTGGGTTCCCATTTCACCAGTTAATCGCCTAGCAACATAACCTGCTCGGTATTTATTTTTTTCTTTTCTATCAATACTTTTTCGTTGCTTCGTCGCTTTATCAGATGCTTTTGCCATGTCTTGTGTGTTTAAATTATTTTTAAAAGCTTTTGCATAGTTTGAGTCTTTTTTACTTCGTGCTTCAACTTTAGCATTTATTAATTTTCTACGAGTTCCAGCGCCTTTTCCGTAAAACATTTTAGCAGCTGCAAATTCTTTAGCATCTTTTTTAGCATCTTTATTTGACTTACGAATACTCGAACCACCTTGTGTGCTTCGAACACCCCAACGCATTCCTTTTTTACCGAAATGCTCTAGATGGTTTTCTTTAGAATCTAAGTTATCTAGTCTGTTTTGTATTGTTGTCATTTTAGTTATACCTTGCATTAATTACCATACCTGCGGCTGTTACAGCTAAAGCACCCCAAGCAGAACCATAATAAAGTTTTTCGCCTCTTGTTAATTTTTTTGACATTGCATAGTCTTTACTATTAAGAAGTTCTGCCATTTTTGTATCTGCTTTTTTCCCAAAAAACTTTGCTTCTTTGCTATTTTTTGCTCCATAAAATTTATCGCTAAGAACCTTAATTTCATACATTTTTTCTTGTGTATTATAGCGAGATAATTTAATTGCTTGCGTTTTTGCTCTTCCTTTAAGTTTAACTTCTTTATTCGAAGTGTTAGCTTTTGAACGAACTCCCCATCGCATTCCTTTTTTACCGAAATGCTCAAGATGGTTTTCTTCTAAATTATCTAACATGCTTTGCATAGTTGTCATTTTTTTCTCCAAACAATTATAATTTATTTAAAATTTAAATCTTTTACTGAAGTTGAATAAAGGCCTCTTAGAACAGCAGTTCTTACTTTAGCTTTGCCTGCATTAGATTTTTTTTGAAATGCAGCGCCTCTAGTTATACTATTCTGTGAAGCTTTAGACAAACTACCTTTTGCTTTTGCTATACCTACTAGACTCATACTTCTAGAAGCATTATATTTATCTTTAAAACCAGCTTTTCCGCTTGCTGTTTTTTTTAGGCTGTCTATTCTTTTTTGAGTTCTAACTGTACCTTTAGGTACTTTTCGACCGGATTTATTTGTGTAACTTTTAAACGCGCCTGCTTTATTAAAACCTGCTGTGGTAACAGATTTTTTTTGTCCCCATCGCATTCCTTTTTTACCAAAATGCTCAAGATGATCTTCTTCTAAATTATCTAACATACTTTGTACAGTTGCCATTTGGTTCTCCTATTCGAACGCATCTTTGTTTGCTTTGTAGGCAACATAAGCGTCTAACATTGCTGCTACGTTGTCTATTTTTTCTTCACTTCTTTTTTTTAAAAGTTTTCTGTTTCCATTTGTGTCTTCTAGAGTAACAGCGTTACCCATTGCAAACGACATCAACTCTTGATCAAATATAAGTTTTCTTTCTTCGGATAAAATTTTTAATTCACCTAATGGAACAGATTCTGTTTTTGCACCCTGTATAACTTTTTGAATTCCATATGGACCATTTTCAGATTCCCATCTAGTTATAAATTCTTTTGCGTTATATGGGTCAAATCCTATACAACGAACATCATAGTTGTTGTTTAAAATATGCTGATCTAAATCATCATAAACTTCCATCATATCCAGAACAGTTCCTTCTAGAACATGTAAGCTTCCTTCATTAATAAATTGTTCATATTTATGCCGCATAGCTCCGGGTAATTTCATTAGAGTTAAAGAGGTTATATAACTTAATGTTTTTATACCAAAAGAGTAATTAGCAAATGGGAATAAAAATGTAAACGCACAAAAGTCATCACCTTGGGATAAGTCGACTCCTAAAGAACATGGCATAGTCCAAAAATCTCTAACTTGATGCGGTAGAGTTTCTTCATATGTAAAGAAATATGTATAACCTTCCATCGGAATACCAAAGCGCTTTGCCAGAATATCGTTTCTAGATGCTGGAGCTTTTTCAGCTCGCTCTACATCTAAATGATAGACATCATAGGTTATAGTTTTTCCTAAATTAGGATTTGCTTTTATCCACATAGATGGGTTGTTTACTTCTTCTATAGAATCTAGTTTGTAATACCATATAGAAACATGAGGTGCTAAATATTCACCTTTTAAAATATTATTTAGTTCCATTTTAATAGTGTCGCCGGATCCGTTTCTAATAGTTCCTTCTGAGCTTATTGCTAAGATTAAATAATCGTCTAATTTAGAAGCACCTTGTTCTATAGCTCCAACAACATCTTCTCTAATATCGCCGGACAACCATTCATCAATAGTCGATATTTTTGGTCGTAAACCCTGTAGTTTATTTATGGTCATAGGTCTAACTTCTAAAATAGATCCTGTTAAAAAGTTTTCAATACCTTTTTTAGTTGATGCTAACTTAACTCTTTGCGCTTTTGAACCGGTTGTATTTTGTATGGATCCTTCTGTTAAGAATTTAAATAAAGGTCCTCTAGCTCTAGTTATTGCAGTTCTTAATGGACTAAGTACTTCTTCTGCCTGTTTCATTGTTGGCGAAGTTGTTATCTGATGAGTAGTAGCGGTATCCACATTTAAAAAGTAAGATTGTATACAAGAAGCATACATAGATTTAGCCGCTCCACGAGCAATTATTAAATATTGTTTTGTGATCAATCTTTTTTTTACAGTTTTTAAAACAAACCCACCTTTATTGTTATTGTGTGTCGGGCTATAAACACTTCTTTCAACAAAGTAATACCATCCAAAAATTTGTTCAGCCCAAAGTTTAAAAGTATCTAACAAATATAAATCTCCGCCATCAGTTAATGTTAATTCATTTTCACAAAATTTAACAAATCCTTCTACTGCTTCGTTATCGTAATACATATCAGGGTTATCAATTAATTCGTCTATTCGATTCATTTCCATTGATATCTCTTTATTAACTACTATTTTTCCAGAAAGAACATCAGTTCTAAACTGTTTATAATATGTTGGGACTAACGAGTTTGATAGCGTCAATTAAACCTCCAATGTTAAAGTCGACTAGCAGCACCTGTTAAGATAGCTTGAATTGGTTGCCTCATGTTTGGACTACTGGCAACAAATTTACCAATAGCTAAAGCTGTTCCTGTTGCTACCATTGCGCCAACTACTTTTTGTGCGGTTTGGCTGCCCGCTTTTGACAATAGTGTTTTAGTAAATCCTTTACCTTTTTGTACTGATGCAGGATTTAATTCTACATATCTTTTTTCAGTTTCCATTCGTTTAACTCTTCGCTGAAGTTCCGCTGAAGAGAGTTTAGACGGTGATTTTTTATAAGAAGTTCTCACTGATGAACTTTTAGCTATTTTTTTACGTTCTCTAGACGAAATTTTACGAGCACCCCGACTACCTCGAACACCCCATCGCATTCCTTTTTTACCGTAATGCTCTAGATGGTTTTCAGCAGAGGTACTCTGTTTAATCTCAGATCTTTTTTTAATTTCTTCATTAATTAAATTTTTCATATATTGTTCACCTCTACTTCCAACGGCAAGCCATTTAACTTGCGCAATAACTCCTGCTATTCTAAAATCATTATAATGTCGCGCATTCCAAGCTTCTCTAAGATTGAGCGCATTTATTTCCATTTGAGAATTTGCAGTACCACCCATTTTTGCTATTGGGTATAATTTTTTATACTGATCGTTGCCTTTTATGTTTCCACC